TTTTAACTTGCCACCGACGAGGTCGTCAGATTTTTCAATCATCGTGACGGAGGTAAACAAACGATTATGTGCGCTGCCAATCTCGTCTATGTCGTCTGTGTGACACAAAAATTGTTGCCCAACTCCTTCATAACGTATAAACTCAAATTGCGCGAACCAAAGGTCTTCAGGAAAACTAGGAGAAAGATCTAGTAAAAGTTCTCTAAGCGCAAGAGAAATGTCGGGGAATTCTTTGTAAGTAAACGGTATGTTTTCACATTTTCTAGTTTCTGAAATAGAAGAAGATTCTAAATTCCTGTCATAAACTTGTGCGGGAGAAAGTTGCGGTTCAAGTTCTTTGAACTTTGTCAGGAGGGTCTCTTTTTGTTCTTCGTCAAAGATGAACTCTCTGATAAAATAATTATTCAAAAGGAAGTTCTGCCTTTCTTTCTATGTAATTTAAACTCATCGCCTCTGCTTCGAGTTTGCTCTTGATGACATTTGATACATATTTTTTTGAGTCTTCAAGATCTATTCCGTTTTGCTCGCAGGCATACAAGACAGCATCAATGTATGATAAAGATTTTTCTAAAGAAACCTGTTCGACAATTTTGCTAAACTTTGCTTTAGTCATAAACTCTAAAGGAGATTCTTCAGTCGTCATCTGATGTCTCCTCTTCTTTTGATTCTACAGATATTATCTGTGCGACTTCCTTCAATTCAGCAATCAGGTTGTGAACTTCTTTATATGGTCTAGACATTAAATAGTTGGTCACTGAATTGAAGGTTTCTGAAGGCAACCCAATTAAAGAGTCGTTCATTTGTTATATTCCTTTGCTAGTTCTTGCGTCCAAACCTGTCCAAGATCAGAATAATAGACGCCTTGTGTTCTTTTGATCGAACCATCTGAATGACGTGCTGGAGTCACACAAATATACTCCATTTTGCTTTCGCGTTTTGCACCATATTTATGGTCGAGATAAACACCATCTCGAACCCAAATACCAAGGTTTTTAACATACGTTTCGGCGACCTGATATTCTTGTCGCTGAGAAGATTCTTTAGAATCTTTTTGATGGCGGATACTTTTAAGTTTGTCTCGCCAAAACTTTAGATTCTCTTTAGAGTTATTGTACGATAAAGGATGATCGGGGTCAAGTTCTAGCACACGAGAATGCGCGCTTGGTTCTTTACCTGCGTTTTTCTTTGCCCTTGCAATAGCGAGTCGCTCTGCTGCTGCTTCGCGTTGTTCTTCGGTCATCTTGCGACGAGTGCGCTTGATCTTGGTGGGTTTAACGGTAATGCCGATCTCTTCAAGCATCGCCTGCTTCTTTGCCTCTTTCTTCGCTGCACGTTTCTGCGCTGGCGTGAGTAAGTGGTCCATATCAGACATTACGAATCTTTCCCTTATATTCCTTTAAGGTGGAAATGTTAAAAGACCTCCAACCGACTTGATCGACGTCCCAGCAGACCACTAGATCGGGAGAGTTTGTAGGAGGATTAGGACTAGTTTCTTTATGGAATCTAGAGTCGATTTGACTAGAGACAAGAGTAGCATTCATCTCTCTTATTTCTCCGTCTTTTTTAGTAAAAGAAAAATTGACGATACCCGACTTCATATCGCCGATAATTTTTTCCTTTGTCGGTAACTGATTCTTTTTCATGACACTTCCTTTTCAACAATGTACCATTTTCGGTTGGGGTATTGCCCTTCCATTTCTTCGATCATTTCAAGTGCGGCACTATAGGTGGGAAACCTGAGTTCTTTTTCATAATCGCACCCTTCATAGGTTACGATAAAAACAATCGCGTCCCTCATCGAGTTTTCCTTCCTTCGACCATCTGCGAGTATTCATACTCACGCTTCTCGATCATCTCTGCAATATCACGAAAAACGTCTTTGCTGAACAGTCCTTCCTGCTCATACATGTAGTACAGATCTTCTAGGATGATTTCAAGTAATTCATGCATAGCGAGTTGCCTTCTTGTTGATAGTGTAACCACGGATGGTGAACATCCCTTTGTTTTCCCAAGAGAGATTATACGCTTTTTTTCGGGCAAGGTCAAACACACCCTTACCAGCAGGCATGGACCAAACTTCTTCATCGTCGAGATAGATGGTGACGATGTTCGTGGACATATCGTTGACCACGTCGATTTTACGCTGACACTTCATTACGCTGCCTCTCGCGCCTGATACTCGGCATATGTCAACAGACTACCATCGTCTGCCATCTCATACATCAACTTGTAGTCTCCCTTCTGTCCACCTTCGAGTTGAACCCACTGCTCTAACCGAGCAGAAATATCTGTTTGGAACAACTCTGCCTTGGTGTAGCGAGTGGCGAGCAGACGACCGCCAGCAAAAGAAAGGTTGATGGGGGAATCCCACTCAGGAAGGTGGTCGGACTCCACATAGTCGACATCGTCGACCAGCACATCGGAAATGATGTACTCCTGCCAAGATTCGTTGCGCTCGGTGATATGACGACGCAGAGTGTCCCAGATCTCGGAACCCATCGCCTGTTCGATGGACACGCCATGGAGCACGTAGGTGTTACCACCCTTGGGTTTCCAGTACTGCGGGCACTCGCCCGTACCGTCCCAGTCGTGGGCACCGTAGTTTTCTAGGATTTGGGTTTGCATAACAATTTTCATATCAATCTCCTCAACCAGAAATACTATTATCGCTCAAAACAGGCACAAAGTAAAGTTTGAAAAACTTGAATAAAATCAACAACTTACGAAAACACCTGTTCTACGTCTTTATGATCTACGATAACAGTGTCTCCCGCTGCCCTGTAGACGCAGAGATCCTTTATCTCGTGGTCGAGGCGGACGTGGTGAGAAACCCCACCACCGTATTTCACCCGAGACAGGGTGACTTTTCCGGAAACAGGGATGTCTCCGAGATAGGTTGCTTTGACTGATTCGCCTTCAAGATTCCACATAGTATTCTCCTCAACCAGAAATACTATTATGCTATAATTCTTGCATAAAGGCAAGTAGTAAAAACTACTGTAAAATCAATAACTTACATTTTAGTTACAAATTCTACGTTTGGAGGTGTTTGTATTTTTGAGTTCGGATGCTTGTGGTACAGGAAAAATTTAATGTGCTTGAACTCGTTAAAGATATTTGCCCAGATAGGACGCCAAATGTCGAGCAGGCGAAGGTTGTTTCTGCCAGTTCGATCACTGCTCAAGACGGTATCAGTATAAGACCTCATGTTGTGGTCAAAGATAGAGTCAAACCCAAACATATGAATCTCGTCAGGTTTGTGTCTAGTAGAAACGTAATGTGTCGCCATGTGCCCGCAATTAAAGTTTGTTGCGCCTTGATTGCCCTTTCCGGCATAACTAGGGACGTGCGTATAGAACTCTCTTATCTGCGCTGACTTCATCATATAAAAACTAGGACGAGAATCCATCCACGCTTTAGGACGATTACCGCAAACCCAATAGTATGCGTCAAGGTTTATAGAACCTTCGGTCAATGCTGCCATCATTTTAAAGTCGACAATACAAGTCGCGTACACATTTTGTACTTCAAACGGAGGTTGGTTGCAAATTATAAGTTTGCCTTCTCTCTTGTATCTAACGGACTCTGGCATCATTTGTGCCATGTCGCCATTGCCTAAAATATAAACTTTCTTAGTCATGATTCAATTGTCTACGAATTTCTTCTTTACCTTTCTGTCCCGTCCAGTGTTTTATAATTTGCTTAGACGGAACCCTCTCTTGTAGAATATCCAATCGCAAAACATTAAAGCGATGCGGTGCTTCTGAAATATGTATAACGCGGTTCATGGCGTCCTGATTCAACAACCAATACAATGCTTCTTGATCTCCTCTGTGGATGCCTTCTTTTTTCACCTCATTAAACCAGTGTTCTAGGATAATAGGTCTCCCTTCAAACGCAACCACGCCAGTGTTGTACCACGGACCACAATTTCCCTGTGGTGTCCAAGGAGACCCATTGGCAGTCCAAGGATGATCTATCACAGCAGTAAGTTTATTATGCTCAACATAGTTAAAGATACCTGAAGGGTCTGCCATGATCTCGCAGTCAGTATCAACCCAACAGTATTTTCCTTGGAACCAATGCTTCATCTTCCACATCGTTTCTACTTTGGAAAACCAACCGTTTGACTGAACGCCAACCACAAAATTACAATTTTCCTTTGCAAACTTCTTACCTTCTGGCGAAAGTCCAAAGTCTGCGATAACTAGTTCGTCGTCGCAATGTTTGTGAAAGTTTTTGGTGAACCATGGTAATTGCCATTCTGTGTTTTTATCACAACCAGTTACAAAGTAATTCATATCAATTCATATGCCTCGCTGTAGTTGTGTTTTGCTTGACAACCCAGTTCTTTTTGTATGGTAGAAAATGAGTCGCGTGCCTCTACCGGCCAAGGATAGTATTCTTCTATAAAGTCAAAGTTGTTGTTGTTTATGAATATGTCAGTCGGCGCAGCGGCAACCTTCGCCTTTTCAATTAATTTTTCTGCTGCTTTTGGCGTCACTGCATATGCGTGCGCACCTGGAAGATATTGCTTTGATATGAGTTTATTTTTGCCTAGTGTGCTGGGTGCTATCCATCTACCATAAGAAGGACGCCCAAAAGACAATACCCCATCAAATTGAACATTAGGAATCTGGTCTACAAAATATGCATCATGTTCTAGAACAAGAAGAGTTTCTTTATCTTCTACTGATTTTTTCCAAAGTCTATAATGAGAAGTGAAAGCGGCAATACAGTTGTCAAAGCGAGAATACTCTTCAACAAACCCTCTGGTTCCTATTCCTTCTTTTGAGAGGAATTCTCCAGGGTTATCCTCTGGTGTAGTTGCTTCGAACTTTTCTACCTCAAATCCAACCCTACCAGCAGAACGAATACAACGCTCTGCTGCCTGTAAGGATTGCTCTATAGAACTAATTGTGATCACATAACCTTTCATTATCAAATTCCTGTGGTTGTCGATACTCCTGATTGCACTACGGTGTAGTATGGATAGACAACCTTTAGATCAGTTGGAAATAGTTGACGACACATAATAGCGTCGTTTGGCCACATTCCAACTCTCTCCACCTCTTCCAAAAGTTTCTTGGCAAAATAAGGTTTAATGATGTATGCGCTGTTTCCAGCGATTCCCATCGGTAGAGGTGGGTCAGTCGGTTCATCGATGACGGGTACTCGTTGAATTCCCTCCCCGTACTTCTCGATTAAACTATGGAACAATCGTCCCTTGCGCGTATTACCTCGCGGGTCATTCAACCCGACTGCGCCCCATTTGTCGGAGAGATCCTCAACAGAGAATTCCCTCACGAACCTTGCATCGTGCTCAAGAACAAGAATTGGTCCTTCTTGTTCAGCACATAACTTCCATAATCGATAGTGACTTAATGCGCAAGCAACTACTCGATCTTGTGCTTTTGCTGGATAGTATTTCTTATACAACCCAGTCGTTAAATCTAATCCGTCTTGGTTAGGAGAACTTGGCCATGTCCAAGGAACCTGTTTGCCAAATACTTCCCCTGTATGATTATATATATTTTTCGGTTGTGTCGCTTCAAAGAACTCAACAGCGATATTCGCGCAATGTTCTTTCACAGATTCAGCGGCAACCTCTGCTCTACTCACAGAAGAATCATTGTCGCTCATTGTGATGATATATGCTCTCATTTTTGCCCTATGAATACGTGATCTTTCCAACGAGCAGAGCGTTCAACTCCAGGAGATATCCACTGAGCATCCGGACTTTGTTCCCATTCTTTACCATCATCAATCCAATCAGCAATCACCTTTAAGTCGCACTCTTTTGCAATTGCTTTAAACGAGTCTCTATAAAATCGCCAACAGTCTGGGTTGTCGTGAGTGGGTCCACTAGAAGGTGCGATAATCACCATGTAATGCTCTGGTTTGAGAACTCGAGTCAATTCTGCTGCTGCCCTAAATGGATTGTAGATATGCTCAAATGTTTGCCCCGATACAATAAAGTCTATCGAATTGTCTTCAAAAGGTAACTCATACGGTCCAGGCATTTTGTGAGTAACATTACCACCCTCGTTTATATCTGCGATGTAATAGTTTTCGCAAACATCTTCGAATATTGGTCGATAAGTGCGGTCTTGTCCAGGTTTTATATTTCTACCGCCAAGGTCTAGTATCGTCAACCCACTACCGAGTCGAGAACCTAAAAGGTCTCTCGCCCTCTTCATATTTTCTCTAGAAGAAGGGTGCACTATAGAACCTCTATACTGAATTGTGTTGTTGCACCTTCCTGAATTATTTTCAAATTATACTTCTTCACAAATTCGTCAACAGCAGCAGTTACACCTGCCTTGCCGTGTTTTTGAAATGGCCACTGATAGTCGTCGCCTAGAATCAGTCCGCCTGATTTAACAACTCTAAAAGAGTTTTCTAAGTCGCGCAGGCAACCTTCATATGAATGATCTCCGTCAACGTAGATCCAATCTAGAGAGTTTTCTTCTCGTTGGTCGAACCACTCGTCTGAAGACATTCGGTGTATATGTACGTTAGATAGTTCTTTAAACCTCTTTACGACTCCTCTATAGACCGAATCGTATTTTTGCTGAAACTGCTCTTCAGTATTCCCGCCACAAACACTAGAATACCGTTGCAAATAGTTTTCATAAGATCCATGTTCCGTACTTTCTTTGTATGGTTCTATGCTCCAAGAATCTACAAGGTGAAGTTCTGCTGGGTTTTTATTTGCAAAGTTTATAGAAGTGTTTCCCATCCACACCCCGATCTCTGCACCAACGGTTCCCTCTTTCACAAGATAGAGAATATCTTTTGAATCTCTGTTTGTAGTAGATCCCATCATAACTATTTTCTCCAATAGTTCTTTTGTGCGCCAGTATCAAAGTCATACCCAAAGAAATCGATATCTTCTTTGTACCAGTCTGCCACGATCTGAATTGTTTTGTCGGTGTAAATATCTCGGTAGGTGCCTTTATTCAAATCGGTGACGTTACGTGCTCGAGACATTTCTGGAATATCGAAGTATGCACAAAGATCTTCGTTGAGATTTTCAAATCTCATCATGTCACATTTAAGATTGCCACTAGCATCGCAAACGTGATCGACAGCAGGAAACCAACCACGTATGGCGCGGTGCCAATAATAATCCTTTCCGCCCCACTCAAATCGTTCCTCGAGGAAAGACTCGAATGAGTCGATTCGGTGCTTACCAATTGGTTCTTTCTTTTCAACCTCAATGACTTTCTTTGCAAAGAAGTAACGAGATACAACTCTGTCCCAGGGATTGCGTGCCACGGCGAATGCTTGATATAAGTTTCTGACTGCTGGTTTGATATCTCTCCATCTCGCGTGTTCATTACCATGATGATCTCCACTTTTCCTCATCGCTTTATGAAGTTCTTTTGTGTATTGCTCTGACTTATGATTATTTGGAGTTGCGACAACCAGATAAGGAGCAAGTTGAGGACTCTTGCGTATTGTCATTCCCGCACACTTGGGGATATGAATGAATAATCTTTTCTGATTCTCGAATACCATTACGCAATGTCCTTCATCAATGCTTCGACGTTTTCCCCACTATTTGGCAACTTGTCTTTCAAGAAGAAATGAACGAAATTTGCCTCAGGGATATATTCGTCCTTTACACCTTTATATAGTGCGTTCCATTTCCAGTCCATATCTTTGATATTCAGACCTTCTTTTTTCACCCACCAATTTAAAAGTGTTTGGTCGGTAGACCATTTCCAGTTTCCCATACCATCAATAAATTTTTGAAACTCGGGTCGCCCTAAAAATTGTCTCGCGGTTTGTCCTTTGAAATAAGGAACGATAGACTTATTCATAATCATCATTCCCATATTATAAAATTTGGCACCCCAGTCTTGCCAGTCCCAGTCAACATTACCGAGACTAGCATACTGCATATTGGAGTAGTTCTTTATCTTCATGGCGTATGCACCAGAGATTGGCATGTCTCGTTCGACGCATGCACCAAAGTCATGTTCTGTGCCAAAGTCTTCAAAAATATTCGGTGCTTCCGAACGAACATAGATGTCGGCATCTATGATTGCAATTTGATCATAACCTTTCGCAAAATAATCAAATGCGTTTTCTTTTTCATATATTGGCAAAAATCCTCCGTGCTTTTCGTACGACTCTACGGAGCGATTAGTTACAAAGATATCTGGTTTGATTCTTAAGATTGGAGTTTTCTGTACGACATGATCAATGCCGTACTTTTCGCAATAAGCGGCAACAGATTCTATGCAATGCTTATAGAGTTGAGAAGGTTTCCCAACAGATACTTGATAAATTAAACGTTTCATAATGATACCAAAGGGTTATGATGTAAAAACCTTTACCCCATATTTTCGTTCAAACTGAGCAGCGTGTTCAACAGTATTAACCATCGGCATGCGTCGAATATTCAAAGAAGTGTTTAACAACATAGGCACACCAGTTCTTTCATAATAGCATTCAATTATTTTCCGAAAAACCGATTTCGAATCTTTTGGCACTAATTGTACGCGACCAGTACCATCGACATGAGTAACAGAAGAATACTGGTGTTTTGCCTTAGCAGCATATTGCATCCATCGATTCATTGGTCCTTCGAAATAATCTGCTGCATGTTCTTCTAAAATAGCAGGAGCGAAAGGTCGATATTTCTGCCTACGTTTTACCATGTTAACTGTATCTTTAACATCGAATCTAACATCTGCAATAAGTGATCGGTTTCCATATGCACGATAACTAAACTCTGCTGGACCGTTTGCGACTCCGCAATATCGCTCTTTGAGGAGATGATCAACAACCATTTCTGGGTCTAAGTCTCCTTCGATACAGTGACCAAGATAAGGGTGTTCCCAATTAATTCTATCCTTGCCAGTATCTCTCATATAAGAAAAAGCAGCTGCACCGAGACTAGCACCTCCATCTCCAGGATTCAAATCTACCCACATATCGTCAAATAGTTTGCTCACCTCATTATTTGTGACAATATTCTGTGCAACTCCGCCGGAATAGCAAAGTTTGCTTCCGTACTTTCTTGCCTTTTTCATAAACTCTAAAATAACGAGGGTTGTACATGCTTGAAGAGATGCAGCTGCATCCTCTACAGATTTACATTCTTTCATAAGCATCTGTACGATTTTTCGCAAGTACATTAACTTTAAGTCATAGAAATGTTTCCAGTTCACGTAACTTCCTTCTTCCCTTTTTTGTATTGCTTCTTCAATCAACCATTCGGGAATAGAACTAAACATCTCATAAGTTTTTTCAGTATGAGTAGGTTCGCCATAACTCGACAATCCCATGATCACATATTCATCTTCGTTTGCGGTCAAACCGAGTCCGCAACCTTCTGTAAAGGCAGCATAAAGATATCCGATAGATTTAGGGAATGTTATCTCTTCAATAATATTAAAATTATGATCAAGAATTGCACCAGAACGATGCTCCCCAATACCATCAATTGTTACAATAACGCAATCTTCTTTATCGAAAGATTTTGGTCTTGTGGCAAAAGCAGCATATGCGTGCGAAATATGGTGCCCAGTAGGTTTTGCGTTTATTTTTTGAGTATACATCGAAGGATGTATGTTCTGTATAGGGCAATCCAATTTGAAAATATCAGGAAACTTTTTCCGAGTTAATGCAACTTCACCTCCACGAAGTTCTTCTCTCGCCTCCCAATCGTCATTCATTGTAACGATTAGGTTTTCTCCTTTATTCGGGTGATACAATAAGTCCCACAAACCAGAGGGGATTCTAGAATCGTGCTTCACTTGAGTGAATCTTTCTGTCTGACTCGCAAAGACAATATTGCCTTGGTCATCAATCAACGTCATGCCAGCATCGTGGAGTTGTGCTCCACTAATACCCAAATATTTCATAACGAACCTATGAATTAATTAATAAGGTACTTCTTCCATTCTAGACATAAGTCGCTCGGCGCGATTAGTCACTTGACGATACCAAAGCGAATCACGACCTTCGGTTGCAGCTTTTTTCCAATCATGGTCAAGAATAGCAGCATTGAAGTTTTTAAATTTTGAAAGTCGAGTACGTCCCATATTGAACATCATATTAACCAAAATCTGCTGGACCTCATCAGGTAAGTTTCCAAATTCCCCTTTGCCGTATAGAGCGTCACACTCTGCGATGGAGAGGTCGAGGTCTGCTTCGAAACACTCTCGGACTCTTTCTTCGGATACTGGCGTGCCCACATCAAGACCGTTCTCGGCGTCGGTTTCCAATACCAAATGCCCAACTCCGAATGTTGGATATCCAAGGTGGTCTTTGTAAATTTCATAGACAACACCTTCGTCGATTTTTAGTTGTTCGAATACTGCTTCTCTGTTCATTTTAATTTCCCTTTTTGAACATTTCTTTAGTCATTATATAGTCGCGAACGAAATCCGAACGAATAATATCTTTCCAACCAAACTCAATTATAGAGAAATTTCTCATAATTTCTATAATACTTATAAACTCTCTCAGTCCGTTCTTATCGCCCTGCTTCACAAAGTCTGATTGATAGTAGTCCCCAGAAAAAATAATTCTAGAGTCCAGTCCAACACGAGTAATTACTGAGTCTAATTCATGAAAGGTCAAGTTCTGCATTTCATCAACGATGATGATTGCGTTGTCGAAAGTTGTTCCTCGAATAAAAGAAGTAGAATGAAACTCTACGCTTCTCTGTTCTACAAGTTGCTGATATGCGCCACTAGTATCAAACAAGTCATCGCATATAGAAATATAAGGTGTAATAAAGGGAAGCAACTTTTCTTCTGCTGTTCCTGGTAAAAACCCGACTTCTCTGGTAGGAACAACTGAACGAATTATGTGCACAGTTTCCCATGGGGTATTTTTATCAAGGACATCTTGCAGTGCTAAGTACAACGCAGTAAAAGTCTTACCCGTACCCGCACTGCCACTGAGAACTAGATGATCTCCATCTTTCCAAGATTCTCTAGCAACTTTTTGAGTTTCTGTTAAAGGGTCGAATACACCAAGGTCGTCTATACGCAACTTTCGTTGAGACTCAAACTTCTGACGTTTTGTTTGGGTCATTATGTTTTTATAGTATTACCACGACGGCCAGTGTTCTTCTTCATATTCTTAAGAAGATCTTTCCAACCATCTGAAGTTTTAGATAAAGTGCCGTTAACATGAGTCACTAATGCTGCACTGCTCTTATGGACCTGTACCCATTCTCCTGCATCTACTTTCTCTTTCAGAGCAGTATAAGTACACATGACTTCTTTCTCTTCTCCAGTAGAAGTGTCTCTTACGTCGTAAAAAGGCATTAATGGTTCTCCATAAAAGTAGTATATCACTGGGGGCAGCGACAGATTCTATTATACTTATTTCTTTTCAAAAGTAAAGCAAAACGATGCCCTATTCGAAAATAGGGCACGAGATACTGATCACCTTCCTTATTGGTTAACCGCGAGGGAGTTCTGAATTTCTAGAATGTAGTCGTCTAGAAACTGTCTCTTTTTTTCAACCTTATGTGCTAGTTCGTTTTTTCCTTTTCTATTAAGTTTGTGGACGTAATGCCCTAACTCTGCGCTATCCTTGCGTAACCTTTCTAACTGATTTGTCGATACCATAGGCGACTCCTTGGTTAAAATTTAGGAAGTCATAATCAAGTTGGGAACTGCCTCCTTCACTGTTTCAACTGACAACCCTTTTGGCGGCGTCTTGGACAACATGTCGCAAAGCAGTTCCGCGTCAGCAGGGTGTACAGATTCTAGCACTCCAATAAACATAGTCTCCCTTTTTAGCGGGTGCATATGATCCGCTTTGAGACCTTTTACAAAGTATTGGAGTTTGGTGTTTTGCTTGTGCCAACTAGAAGGAAATTTGTCCTCTTCAGCAGGGGTGAATGGCGGACGTCCTTCTGGCAGAAGAAGTTGGATTCGATCATCAAAGAGGCATCTAAGATAATCGGAAAAAGAAGAATACATTTTTGAGTATTCGCGAATCAATTCTACTCTCTTACTTTCATCAGACTTTTCGATGAGTTCAACGATTTCGTACAATTCCAACCTGGACTTCTTACCTTGTTGAAGTTCAGTTATCATAATCTCCTCGCTACAATATTATATAGGATTATCAACATTACTACTTAGGTGTTTTCTAGAGATACGACAATTTATAATTCCATTGTAGTATTCGTCATTTAAAAGGACTTCTCTATCGAACTGCTCTTTTGCTTCGTAGTACGAGCAGTCACCTTTGGTTTTACACAACCTGATTATTTCTCGTTTGAAAGCATCGGCACCTTTCTGTTCTAATAAAAGTTTTACCGCTTCAGAACTACCGAAATAACCTTTCCAGTCTGATTCTACTCGCATATGTTTCCTACGCTTTCGACTTTTAGTCACTGGCAGTGTTTTCTTTTTGTGAAAAAATTTTTTGCCGACATACTTCATACCTGTTTCTATTTCAGTTATGACGTACACAAACCCTGTCCATTCTTGGAGCGATTCGTATTCTGGGTCAAAAACTTTTCCTTCGTAGTGCCAAGTCATGCTTCTACTGGAGACGCGCACATAGGACAATACGCTGGTTCAGCATCACAATTTTCATCTAAAATTATTTCACAGTGAGATTCGCAGACGTCGCAAATAACGTCAAACACATACTCTTCCATTATTAATCTCTCGCTATCTTTCCTGTTTCGTACAGATATTCTCTATTAGTTATATGCTCTTGAGCAATGTCGTCTTTTGATTGCCCGAAATACCTAACCCCGAGTTTGTTTTCAATCATAATTTCGTTCACGGGGCGATATGCGTCTTTTGAAGCATCGTACACGATAAACTCTCCCAAGATTCGACCATACTTTCCCTTTCCGTCTTTCCTAGTTCGAAGAACCGCTTCTTCACCCAAAGAGTTTACCAGATAATCTTTTGCGAGCAACCCACACTTTTTCTCTTCGAGGTTTCTCGTTCTAGACTCTGGAGTATCGATGCCATAGAGTCTAACCCTTTGTTTCTTTAACCAAACGCCAAACCCGAGATCGATATCAACATCAACCGTGTCTCCGTCGACAACCTTTATTACTTTGCAATTATATTCGAACATTACAGCACCTTTTTAAGATGATAACCCACAGGTTGTAAAAGTTTGAATGTATTTTTACAACCTTCTGTGTCAATAAACACAAAGTGGGTTTCGGATATTTTTTTAATTTTTTTAACCTTAAAGGTTTGTGGGTTTCCCTTGGATACTTTGGTTCCGTCTGGTTGTTCTACTGTTTCTCCTGGGAAAAATATAGTCAACTCCCACTCGTCATGTAACCATTTTTTTATAGACTGCTTCATATCTTACCGTACACTAAAATACATGGTCACTTCGAACCCAGCACGGATAACGATTGCTTCTGGTTTGTTCCACATACCTTTCCCCTTTATGCGATAATACTTATTGATGTTCTTTCGTCAGAAAGAACATCGACCTTGTGAGAAACTCCTTTTGGCATAAAAAATATATGCCCAGGTTCTACTATTTGTTCTCTTATTTCCCCTCGGTGCCCTTCTGCCCCCGAAATCTCAAACCAAGTCCATTTTGTGACACCAAGTATGTTAAATGCCCAAACCTCATAATTGTCAACGTGCCAACCAAGACTAGAGTTTGCCCCTTCGTGAAGTCCAATAAACATAGAAATGTTTATACATTTATGGTACTCCATCATCTCCTTAAAAACTTTTGGGAACGTCTTTTTATCTTTATCGCACCAACCATAATGCCTATAGACTGTACTGGAGTCTACTCGACTTTTCATTTCTGAGTGCCATTTACCAGGAGCTTCTGACATGATATAGTCAGTATCGGGAAGAGCATCAAACCATTTTTTGGGCATAGTCTGGTAAGAAGTCCCCCATTGTGCGTTTGGTTTATCATAATATTTAGGTTCCAAATTATGCCGCTCCCCAAACCTCTTTCCAGTCTCCAGTTAATGCCCCGCGAGCATAATCTGTAGCACGGTTCTCAAAAAAGTTTGTGTGTGTTGGCGCGTTAATCATTTCTTCGACCCAAAGTAAAGGGTTCTTCTTCACTTTAAAGATACCCTTCATGCCCAAAGAGATAAGGCGACGATCTGCGATGTACCGAATATATGCCTTAACTTCTTCTTGAGTAAGTCCTTCCATTGGACCCATGGCAAACGCCAGATCGATAAACTTGTCCTCGAGTTCTACCATCTTTTCTGCAATAGAGTAGATCGTTGATTTCAACTGATCGTTCCAAATCTCGATATTCTCTTCTATGTAGGTTCGGAATAGTTTGATCATAGACTCGGCGTGCATAGTCTCGTCGACGATAGACCAAGTTACAATCTGTCCCATGCCCTTCATCTTACCATGACGCGGAAAGTTGAGTAGCATGATGAAAGAACTGAACAGTTGCATACCTTCGGTGAAGGCAGAGAACGCGGCGATATTAGCAGCAACAGATTCTTTGGTGCCGTTATTTGCGGAAAGGTTTAGAAAATACTCGTGCTTCTCTCGCATTGCCTCGTACTCGAGGAACTCGTTGTATGTAGACTCAGGCATACCCAAGGTCTCTATCAAATGCGAATAAGCAGCAACGTGGAGTGCTTCTCTCGCGGCGAATCCCATAAGCATCATACGAACTTCTGGTTGTGGGAAATAAGGAAGATAGTTCGAAACATATCCACCCGCAACATCGATATCACCCTGAGTAAAAAATCGAAAAATATTGGTCAAAAATGCTCGCTCTTCAATAGTGAGTTTTCTTTGCCAATCCTTTACATCTTCTGCCATTGGAACTTCCGTGTGTAACCAATGAGACTGCTCGTGTTTCAACCAAGCATCATATGCCCATGGATAGTTGAAAGGTTTGAAGTGATCCCTGTTGTCCGTAATTGATAGTTGCATGCATTATCCTTTGTTTTCTGTTTTGTTGAACCAAGTTACTAGTACGATTCTATGACCATCATAAACTTTGCTCACTCCATGAGTCAAGTTTGGACCATAAACTAAACTTTCACCATCATCAACTTTCACCACATCCATTATAATTTGCTGACCATAGGGGGGAGCATCTTGTTCGCGAGAATGCCGCGCCACCTGATTTCCCATTGGTCTGCTCTTTAATTTATACTCTGCTCTAACTAAAGATTCTCCACCAACCAACTCCTTTGTTTTTAGTAAAGTAACAATTGTCAAATCCGAGTTGTTGTCTTCGTGCATTCTTGTAAAAGAATCTTTTTCATATTTTAAAAAATATGCCCCCTTATCTCCTGGCATCTTTGAATACTTTTTCAAAGTATTATAGAAACCGTATTGTAGTGGGGTTGGAACATCTCTTCTTTCAACATCAAACAAGTTGTAGTTTTGATGCCAAAAAACAGGAGAGAGACTTTCGTATATTTCTAGTGCTTCTTTTATTTCATCACCGGAAAGAATTCTTTCCTTAATATAACCACTCACCAATTATCCCTCGCAAGCGATACACTCTTCATTATTAACGATAGCAACCATATCAATTTCTTTGATTGCTTCTCTTTCGATCTTCTTAGAAACGCGATCTGCCTTTCCAAGTTTTTCAGAGCGACAATAGTACAAAGTCTTCAACCCTTTCTTCCACGCCAAGAAATGGACAGCATGCAAGTAAACGATATTCGCGTCTGGTCTAAAGAACAGATTCAAAGACTGCGCTTGATCGATAAACTGTTGCCGATCAGCAGCGTGCTCAATAACCCAACGTTGATCAATTTCCATAGAGGTCTTGAATACGTCTTTTTCTTCTTGGGTCAGAAACCGAAGATGCTGAGCAGAACCATCGTTAGCAATAATGCTTGACCAAATTTCATCATAGTCTTGCTTTGTTTCGCCCGACTGAATTTTTGCTTTTATGAGTTGATCCAAATATCGGTTTTTATTTAAATGTGAACCAGACAATGTATCCTGACGGTATGCGTTTGCTCGCCAAGGTTCTATAGAAGGAGAAGTATTGCCCATAATGATAGAGGAACTAGCATTAGGCGCAACAGCCATAACATGAGAAAATCTCTTTCCAGTTCCTTCTGCGTCTGGTGCTTCTCCTCTTTCTTTTCCGATCTCGAGGTTTGCTTCATCGAGTTTCCTCCGGATGAGAGAAAATATCCTGTTGTTAGTAACCTTTGCCATGGCACAATCCCATGGTAGGTTTTTCTTTTGTAGATAAGCATGAAACCCAAGGGCACCGATACCGATCGAACGCTCTCGCATTGCGGAGAACTTAGCACGAGCAACTGTATCTGGCGCGTTGTCAATAAAAAATTGCAACACGTTGTCCAACATCTCTGCCATGTCTTTCAAAAACAATTCGTTCTTGCTCCAAGCATCATAGTGCTCGAGGTTTACTGAAGAAAGACAACAAACAGCAGTTCGTTCTTCATTAGTTGGCAGGATAATTTCTGAACAAAGATTAGACTGATGAATCTTTAATCCCAGTTCTTTTTGAAAAGCAGGCATCATACGATTGCTGGTATCGATGAAGTGCAGGTATGGTTCGCCTGTCTCCATGCGTAGTTCCAGAATCTTCTGCCACAGAGACTTTGCTGAAATAGTATCGCGGATTTCGCCTGAGTGCGGATCAATTAGATTCCAACCATCATCTGCGTCGGCGTCTTGCATACAACGTTCAATCAACTCCATGAACCGATCGCTGATATTGATACCATGATGCAAGTTTAAACAACGGCGATTTTGGTCGCCTGTTGGTTTGCGCATTTCAAGAAACTCAATCACGTCTGGGTGAGAGATATCGAGGTATGCTGCATATGAACCACGCCGAGTCTTACCCTGACGATAAGCAAGGGAAGAAGCGTCATAGGTTTTAAGGTGCGGGATTACACCAGTGGACTTATCGTCAGAAGAACGAATACCAAAACCGATCCCTACACCACCACCCATCATAGACAACCAGTTAGTCTCGGATAGGTTGCTCACCAATCCTTCAGCTGTATCCTCGATGAAGTTGAGGAAGCAAGAGATTGGCATACCCTTTCCCGTGCGCCCATACGCGAGGATAGGGGTAGAGTAGGATAACCAGTGTTTAGAAGAGTATTCGTAGAGACGTTGAGCGTGCTCAGGGTTTGAAGAGAATTTTTGAGAGACAAAAGCGAATCGATGTTGAGGCGACTCTTCGTCGTCTCGCATATATGATTCTTTAAGTCTTTGGATTCCTAATTTGTCGAAGAGTTCATCACGAGAGAGATCGATTTCTATACCAAGATATTGCTGCTTTGCCACGGTAATTCACGTCCTTATTCAAATATATTTCAGGGGTGCTTTTATATAGGGCAGGACGAAATTGAAAACTATTTCATTTGTTTCTTTATTTTTCCCATGACCTCAATAAAGCGTCTTGTTATAGGGTACTTCCTTTTTCTCTTGGGACCCATGTTTGCTGTATCGTGAGGAATACCAGCGTCAGCAGCAGTAGTCATCTCTTCGTTGGTTAGGTATTCTTTAAACTTTTTCATCGTCTCAGTTCTCCGACAGCGACGTAGATTTTCTGATTAGTAGGAACATGAATTGCTTCAAATAAATCTAAACCCAAAAGGTTGTCAATAGGAAAGGCATCTTGTTCAACCCTTACCTTGTCGCCTGCTCTGCAAATTTCTTCACAGGTAGAGTTTACCATCTTAGGATTTGCCAGTTTGTAAATTCCAGGAGTAAGCATACCATCTTTGGTACAGAACCACTCTTTGCTTTCGTCCAGAGAATGCAGAGGGTCTACTCCACAACGCTCTACAATCTTTTGTACAGAACTATCCCCAAGGTTCAGGTGCTCCTTTATTAACAAGAGAGCAGCAGCATAGGAGGCGAGACGAGAACTGCCACCTGGAACCTTCGCTAAGAGTTTTTTAAGATTAAACGCAAGACGATGAAAAGTATTATAGGCAGACTTTTCATCTGTGGTTTGGGGGGACTTTAGTTTCTTACCTTCTTTATCGATAAGACCAAGTTTGAAGGCAGTGGTATCTTCGAACTGCGTAGTAAGCAAACGCAGAAAGCGAAGGGTGTATACTAGATCGCCTGTTCTGCTTAAAATGCCCATTAAATTGCTTCCAACTTTTTAACCACGAAAGGGTCAACTTCGACTCCCTCGAAATCTTCTTCTTTAATGGCGCATAAGAATATTAAAAACGGTTTTAATATTTTTAAGTTGTTCGCGCCAACTTTGTACATAAGCATTAGTATTCCAGGTTCATTACCAAAAACATTAAGGATAATGGTAATGTGGTTCAGGAGTAACCTCTCACAAAGATCTCCTCCACGGTTGTACCTGTTGATCAATCTGTTTATGTACTTAAAACGATTCAACTCGTCGTAAAATTCTTCCGCGTCTATGCAGCGAGGACTGTAATAGTTTTTCGCTGCATAGATGAGGAAGTTCTGGTCATTTAATTCTGTAATCACTGAATAGATTCCCTATAATTCAGAGTTATCTATTCTTAAAGTAATTACTTCTTTTGATGACTTTCAATCGCAGAAATCAGTTCGTCTTTCTTTTTGCGAAGGTCTAACTCAATTCCGATCTCACGCCCATATGCCTCGAGATCTTTCTTGGTCATTTTGCTCAGTTGTGCTTTGGTGACAGCAACTTTCTCTTCTTTTACCTCTACAGGTTCTGGAGTATTTGTCTCGAGTTTAGTAGGTTTCCGAGAAAAATACCAAACCCCAACAGCAAATGCCGCAATTAGACCCCATACAATAACAAGTTCCATTATGAATTCATCCTCATTTTACTGGTTTGTTGTCTCCGCCTTTCAGGTTATCACCACGACGTGCTGGCGATTGAGACTTAACGGCACGTCCTGCTTTGGCCACATCATCATGACCCTTTTCTTCTTTGTCTTCAAATTCCTTGTCAGACTTTTTATGGGCATCCGCAAACTCTTTCGACTTTGGGGATTCTTTATCCATGATGCCTTCTGGTTCGGTAGCACCCTTGGTGTGCTTGTCTTTCTTTTCCATAACTGCTTCAAGTTGATTCAACTTATCAGCAAGGTTTGCTAACCAATCTGCTTCTTCTTTCTTCAATTCTGATGGTTGTGCATTTGACTTGTCACCCTTACGAGCAGGTGCCTTTTTGATTGGGTCAGCAGGTGCTTCTTCTTTAACGTGATAACCAGTATCATCGCAATGGTCACAACCCTTACCCTTACACTTAGGGCACTCTACCCTTTCTTCCTTACGCATCTTTCCACAAGAAGATTCTTCGACTTCTTCGTTCTCTTCTTTCCGGAGGGCAGCAAGGTCAGAGGCATCGATGTCTCCGTCCTTGTCTTTGTCCATGTGCTTCTTTTGAGCAGGAGAGAGTTTCTTCTTTTCTTGAACCTCTTGGAATGCTCTCCAGATGTTCTCAATTACTTTCTTGTCCATTATTCGTTCCCCTTGGGAGTTTCTTTTGTTTCCTTATTTATACCAGACGCCTTCTCGGATATCTCGGTTTCATAATAAAGAAGCAAAGATTGCTGTTGCTCCACGTATCGACGAATCTCGTCTAGATTGAGAGACATATTTTCGTAGTGCGGAACAGAAACAGCAAAGAACACAACGTTGCCGTTCACTTTACTAAATTCTTCGAGAAACTCTTCTAAATTGTCTCGAGTGACAGCATACCATCGAACTTCATGAAGTTCGACAGGACGTGGTGGTTGCTTGATGGGAATAGTAGGTTGTTGTACAACAGTCCTAGTTACTATCACTTCCTTCGGTTTCATCCACCCGCAACCCGTCATCAGGAGGATTGCCAGTAATAGACTCAAATGCGTCAAATGCTTTTTGGGTGCCACTATTTACTCTCTTTTCAATAAGTCCAGGTTTTTTCAAAGTCAGAACAGTTAAATCGTGCCTTCGAAAAGTGCTGATCAACTGATTCCTTCTGGTTTCTGACTCTTGTAATTTTGAGTTTAACTCATTAGACAACTCATTACTGCGCTCAACATTTTCTTGCAAAGTCTCAATAGTTCTTTGATTGTCCTCTGCTACAATTTTCAACTGAGCATTATTCGCTTCTAATTGGCGGATAGTTGCTTGAGTATCTTTGTAATAGAAATACCCACCACCTGCGACGGAACCAAACATCAATATCAACATTAGAAGTATGTAGGGCATTTATTTCGCCTTCGCCCGCAACGCTCTAATCAGTTGGACCTTCAGTTTGCGCTTGTCTTCAGGTTTCTGCAAAGAGTCGTGCTTTGCAAGTGCCTTGTTGACCAGCGACGTAGGAACACTGACAGTAGACTTTGGTCCAACTTTGATATTATGCATCTTTCTGCCAGATGCCTTCGCTGCATCCTGTGCCTTGCGCATTTGCATGAAGATATTTTGATCTGCTGGATCAGCACGACCAGTGTGGGTCTTACCCTTTGCAGTCTTGGTAGTAACCACTGGTTTGGGTGCTGCCTTCTTCTTTGCAGAGTCTTTCTTGAGTTCGTCTTGTGCGCGTTTCTTCAGTGCACGGAACTCTGCGCCACGAGGCATCTTGTCTGGACCACCAACAAGGTCTTGCATCTTCTTGATGAGTTTCTGCGATGCTTCATGAATCTTAACTTCTGGTTTCTTG